AGGGGCAACAGGGGCAACAGGGGCAACAGGGGCAATCACCGCATTCTCCACCTTGCGCTGATGCGCCAAATCACCCTGGCCCTGAAACATACTGCCAAATTGGTCCAGCGAAGAACCCGCGGCAGCATTTGAATCTGCACCCGAGCCAAAGACCTTCTTTGAAGCCTGTGTGCGCTCCTCAAAGAACTTCTCACGCGAATCCTCATTCTCCTTGTACTTCTTCATCAGTGTATTGAGCTGATCATTGTTGTAATCCTGGTCTTGCACTTCATGTGGCAAAGGGTCCCACGGCGTCCACTTTCCCACTTCACCCATAAAAATATTGTGATACTTATCCTTCTGCTGGAGCTTCTTCGCCTTCAGCTCCGCCTCCTTTGTGTTATTGTACACACCCCGCACCTTGACACCCCGCATCGACGTACGAAACTCATTGACTGCATAGAATTCCTCCTCCAGCTTGCTCTTGTTGGCATACAGGAATTCATCATATGCCTCCACGATTTTGGTCTTGGTCAAGTCACTCTTGCTTTTCTGAATAAAAGTCGCATACGTGCTCATGACACTGTCCACACTCAATCGATTTTTACGGCAAATGGCCGCAGAATCAAATTGGTCATTCTTCTCTAGTTCGCGTACACGGTCATCCAATTCGTCATTTACGTGTTTTACCACATCTACCAGGTATTTCTCCAAATTCTTTACTTTCCACTCGACTTCATAGCCCTTCAAGAATTGCTGAAAGAAGAAAAGTTCCTTTTTATCGAGAACTTTCTCCGGACTGAGGAAGCTCAGTAGCACATAACGCTGGCCAGGAATCTCCGTGTCCTCGTCAAGAAAGTCTTCCACTACGGTATTTTGGCTCATGTCAACTAAGATTCTTGAGCTATGACGCTTTAGACTCTTGAATCATTCACATTCGATGGCATAGAAGAAACATTCCACACGATTGAGTTTTTTTCTAAGGATGAAATATAGAAAATGATGGGCTACGGATTCGCTGAAATTATCAACCGCGTTATCAAGTATTTGATTGAAGGTCTCGTCATCGCCGCCGCCGCTATCTTTATCCCCAAGCGCGCTCTCCCGTTGGATGAGGTCGCTACCCTGGCCGTCCTGGCCGCTGTCGTGTTCGCTATTCTAGATGCTGTGAGCCCGAGCGTGGGTGTTACAGCAAGACAGGGCGCAGGTTTCGGTTTAGGCGCCAATCTCGTTGGCTTCCCCGCACGTTTGTAATCACCCATTTTTGATAAAATGCAAACTCGTACGTGTGTTAAATAAAATAAGCCATGACCCCCTCCTGACTCGATTTGAATGCACGTCTTTGACTTGCACAATTTCAGGACTATTCCAATTGGACACTTGTTGAAAATGCTGATTGCCATCTACCTCTGAAAACAATGCTGTGGATCTCGGTAATGACAATGCTCGGTTTCGTGTAGCAGTGGCCCGTGTGCCATTATTTTTAGGATGTGATTGCCTCCTAAAAATAATGAATAATGCGTTTTGTACTACAGTCTGTGCTGCGTTCTGTGCTGCGTTCTGTGCTACATTTAAGCACTGCGAATCACCTTGACCATGCTAAGAGCGCTAGGGCAGGCCGTGCCAGCAGATTGCCAGGTGCAGAGGAAGATATTGGGAGAAGCGCCAACACCTTCCGTGATGTTGTCATTATCATTCACCAGCTGACCATAGCGAAACACAGCGACCTTGACGCCCTTTTGCAGAACATGAATCTCCTTGCCCATGTCACGGAACAAATTGCCCTGGGAAATTGACTGCGCAGACATGCCGTTCAGGAAATCTGAATAGTTGATGGTATTGAGTTGCAGGCCATCAAAGGAGATGATATTGCTGGCATTGTCAGCAAGACGAGCCGCGAGTGCCACATTGGTAAAGCCACCGTGGTTGCTGTTTGCGGGGACATAAAGAAATTGGCCATGGGCGGGAATCTGAGAATACGCGCGAGCAACAGATGACATTATACTTAGTAGATATATTAAAAATGAAGAACCGGATGAAGAACCGGATGAAGAACCGGACCAACCCCATCAAACCCAAAATCTAAAGTATGCCCTCTTCGATACAGTATGTATACCGCAGTCATTATCGAGCCTCGCCTTCATCCAGCATTATCGTATGTTCTTCGTAACATACTGACCAGTCTGCCTGAAGAATGGAATGTTCTGGTATTTCATGGCACTGCCAATAAAGAATTTGTAGAGAATATCATTACGACCGAACTGTCTGACGTTCGGCATCGAATCTTGCCACTTCTTTCACTACACACGGACAATCTAACAATTGCACAATACAACAAAATTCTAATGAGTACTGCGTTTTATCAATGCATCCCTACAGAAGTATTTCTTATATTTCAAACAGATACTATAATATTACATCAAAATCGTCATCTACTGTATGAGTTTTTGATGTATGACTATGTGGGGGCTCCCTGGAAAAACGGGGCGGTGGGCAATGGTGGATTTTCACTGCGGCGAAAAAGTAAAATGATGGAAATCTGTGAAAAGGTGCCAACATTTGATTATTTTTTTAACGAAGATGTGTATTTTTCTTCACAGAAAGTGATTCGTCTATATAAACCGCAATGGAAAAAGGCGATGCAGTTTTCTGTAGAAACATTATTTCATGAACGCAGTTTCGCTATTCATGCACCATGGAAACATTTAAATACATATGAAATGAATCTTTTAAAAGAAAAATATCCTGAGATTGGATTACTTATGAAGTTTTATAAGAATGAAAATCCATAATACTTGATTCTTACTCCGTTTATTTTATCGCATTTATTGCATTTATCACGTATTATAATTTATCCATCATTGTAAACATTTTAAGTCCTTCGTTAAATAATTTAATATCTCCTATCATTCTTTTCGCAAGTGATTTTGTATCTTTACTACGATAATATGAAAATGCCCATAAACTATTATTGTATTTTTTCATTTGCTGATATTGTTTGTAATCAGATACGATTGTAGTATATAAACTATATAGCTCACGTTTGTATGCTTTCTGTAATTCAGTTGATTCTTTCGCAAGAGTTGTAATAGAATCATCAAATACGAAACTCATCCATTTTAGAAGACGGTCCATTTGCAAGGATGTTAAATCTTGTTCATTATCTACTTCGGCTCGAACCAGTGTGGGGGTTGGTTCTGGTTCTGGTTTATTATAAGAAGTGTAAAAACTAGATACCGTGGATGCAAGCAATGGTGCAATTGTATTAACAATAAGATGATATAACATTTGTGTGGGAATCGTAGTCATTCTTGTTATATACAGCGGAGTTATTTTGTTAGAAACGTCATATGTTTTTTAGAATCCATATGACGTTTTTTCTGATAGAACTGATACGTTCCACTGCACTCACACGTATGAATGGCACGGTCTTTCTTCACGCGCTCGGCGGATTGCTCTACTCGAGCCAGTCGGGCTGCTTCACGTTCGGCAGCGATGTTCTCCGCGTTTTCCTCTTTTTTCTTTTTAGCCCATTCTTTCTTATAGGCAGCGATTTCTTCTTTATGTGCTTCATTGTATTTTTTACATGTTTCATAGATTTGTTCTTTATGTGCCCGATTGTAGGTATCTCTCGCTTCTTTCATTTCTTCGGCATGGGTTATTTTCCGCACAGCGATATAATCGCGCTGTTTGGCGGCCAATTCGACACGATGTGCTTGACGAAATGCATCTCTCTTTTTTAGGATTTCTTCATAATGCTCGACGCGATAGAGCTGGGTTCGCTCTATGCTTTCTTGACGATGCTCTTTCGCATACTTTACTTGTTGTTCATGTTTTTCTGTGGGGGAGACATAGGCGCGATGGTGATTTAAGCACATTTCATCCTGGAGTGCGTCTTGAATATATAAATTCTCGCGTTCATATAATTCTTTTACACTATTGCATGGATACTCCTCTACCAATTCGATTATCACAGTGTCAATGCCAACGGTGCGCAAATGTATATATACTCTACTTGTTCCATCTTTTGCAGCATATTTATGGTGATGAAATCTATAATTTAGGCGCTGCGTGGTAGACCCATAATAATAATGTCCATCAAAACATAGCAATCTGTAAATCTTACCTCTATTATAATTATTTACATGTGTATGATTAAGACAAAATTCATCTTCTTTTGCTTCTTGTAAGTAAAATTCTTCTCGTTGGTTAAGTTCTTGTTTGGAAGAACATGCATATTCTTCAACGAGTATAATGATAATTGTATTCCACCCAACATGATTCATATATGCATATGCGTTATTCACACCAGTAGTTGAGAGATTTCTATGATTTTTTAAACGTAACTCTAATGCCTGCGTGGTCGCTCCAATATAATAATGCCCATCTTCGCATTGCAATCTGTAAATTTTGCTAAACTGATACTTGCTGGTTGCGTCGGTCATATTTGTCGTTCTATTATTACCGTATACCCTTATTTTAAGATGGTTTTTTTTGTAATGTTATTCGTTAATTGTCATATTCATAATCATTTTTCAAATTTCTAATGTATAAGACGACACTATTAAATAGTCACGCAGTGCGAATATAACCCCAATTCATTTCGTGACATATCTTCTCCCACGTCTTATCCTGCAAATACAGTTTATCGCGGTTTTTCAACAATGGAAAACATGCTAAATATTCATCCATCTCTAGCAATTCACAAAATTTATAAAGAACATAGCCATACGACAAAAAATTACGACGTCCTTTGGGACAGTGCTTTTTAAATGATGGTTGAATTTCACGAAACATATGACGCAGTTTCTCTTCATCTTCACGTGACATAAAAGGTGCATTTTGTCCATTGAGACGATTAATAATATGAGGAATATGTTCATAATACTTAGAACATTTCATTTTTCGTAGAATTTCACGAAGCTTCGTTGGTTTTAGGGTTGACATATTTATAATTCGTTCGCGCTTCAATTGATAGAGAATCGCATCATAGACATCTGCAGGAATTTCTGTGCTTTCTTTGGCTTGAAATTGTGCCAGCCATTCATTAAAATGATTAATCTTTTTATAGGCATAATAACATACTTCACGAGGGGGGTCTTTATAGGATGGTTTGTCACTGTCGACCAGGATAAATTCTTGATGGCCACAGTTGGAGCATGTTAGATTAGCTTCATTCAAACACATAATCATCTCATTGCCACATTCTTCACATAGTGTCCAAGGGTCATCATACTCTTCAACTGTATTTCTAGCCATAGATGGGTCTTCAAGTTGTAAATAGTCATTGAGAAGTTGATTGCGTTGTAGACCTTTTTTCTCTGGAACAAGTGTTGGATTGGCATCATTGTCCTGTGAAATCTCTTCTAAAATGGCCAAGATAGAGCCTGGCTTGGCTTTATTGGAATAAAACGCATGATTGCCCTTCTGAATCTGCTCTTGAATATCGTAATAATTATAGAGAATATCACCGGTACGAAGATAATAATCCATGACATCCGTGCCGTTTTCAATCGATTTAATTTTCTTTTGAAGTACTTCCATCTCCCGCTCCAATCGCCATATCTCGATATCCGATGCCGTGTCTTTTATTTTTTGCTGCAAGGTAGCCGCTTGCTCTTTGTAGGTAGGTAGGTTGTCTTTTTCTTCGAGCATGTTTTGAATCTTTTGATGATGTATGGCATCGAGGGTCGTTCTCGCTTCAGGATTACTACGCTTGGAACTTTTTACTTTAAAGAATGCACTATCACTCATGGCTGATACGGTATGAGTGGGATAGGTTTAGGCCCGTAGAATTTTGTGTAAGTACAATAGAACCTATTATAATGAGTCATCCTACTAACAATAGCAATAGCAATAGCAATAGCAGCAATAATAATAAGAATAACCGCAATACTATCGGGAGTAATGGGAATGGAAGTAATACAAATGAGAATGAGACTCATTCTCCTATTGGACCATTTCGAACTCCAAATGGTCTTCCTCTTATTGAAACTCCAGTTGGTCCAAATGGTCTTCCTATTGGAAATCCACGATTGATTCGACGCGGTGGAAACAAACGTAGACAGCATCGCTCTAAAACGCAGAAACGTAACACAAGGAAGCGCCGTTCTCGAAAGCATATGTCACGTCGGTCTCGTGCATAAACCATGCTACTTATTGTATCTGCCACAGAAACCCCTAATACACCTCTTTCGTATTTAGTATTGCATTTAGTTTTCTTGCCGAAATTCCACAGTATTTATTTATATCTATCTTTGAATGAAATGTCTGAATCGTTGAACCTGTAGTTGGACATATCTTTATAATAGTTGCGCCTGAGGGATGAATATAGATAGGCAAAGAAGAATGTGATAAAAATTCAGACTGTAGTTCTAAAGAGCATCTGTCAAAGTAGTTCCAGTAAAATCCAAACTGTAAACCACCTGTTGTAATAGGTCGGTTAAAACTATGAAGCGTTGTCTTGATATTATACTGTCGTTTCATATCATCAATGCCCTCTTTCGCTGATGCATACGCATTTAGAATTTTTGTTTTATCGTGATTTAATCGCACAATGTACTGTGGTGTATTGTGCGATTTAATAACAGTATCTTTGGTTGGTAATACTATTGGAGTTTCACCACGTTTTACAGTAACCCAGCGATAACCCAAATATACAGTATTATTTTTAATTGCATTTCGAAGTGAATTTAGACTAAGAGTTGGTTTCTCTCGTGATAATTCGACTTGACTGTTGTATTTCTTGACAAATGATAAATCGACAGAGTTGTACTGGTATACTTCTGGGTTGTTTGTACCCATGACTGCTCTAGATCTAACTGTGATGCGATCTTCTTTGGTCTCTTCACGGAGCTCCTCTATGATGTGTTGTTTCATATCTGTGATAATATCATGTTTTGAAGCAGGATTCTGGGTGAGTTCTAGGATTCTAAGTTTGAGTTCATTGTTTTTTAGCTCAGATTCGATGGTTTTTAACTGTAGCTCGGCCAACTGCAATTGTTTATCAATATCGGTCTCATCTGGAATCTTATCCTGTAGGTCTTTCACCATAATTTTTACATCACTGAGTTCATGCTGATTGACAGCATATGTCTCCGTTGCAATCTTATTATACTTCTTAGGGATTGCCTTGCGTGGCTCTGAATTTGCCTCCTTGATTGCTACAGCAATATTCTTTATCGGTACACCCTTCGCCTTAACAATCTCCTGGAATGATACGCAACTATCGTGATTTGACATCATATGCCACAGATAATGTTCCTTGAAAGCCTTATTATCAGCCCAACTATTCACTTGGTATGCCTCTTGAATAGACGCATAACACGCCGAAGCCATTGGATCTACCGAAATCTGTTGCATCAGCCAGTTCTTAATCGGCTCAAGAATCTTATGCCTATCATCTCTGTTATTAGCACAAATCATCTTCTTGAACTTGTAAGAAGGAGTATTCATTTTGCTAAGTGCTGTTTAGGGCGAGAAATTGTCAATTTTTACGGGCTTATATATAATAGTCTCATATATTTTTATGATACTATTATATAACTTATAAAGCGATTATACGCGTCTTACTTTGCGTGTAAATCTGTGCGGTCTTCTACCACCTTCGGCTGGTTCATCGGCTTTACGAACAATAACCTTTATCAATTCTTCCTCTTTTGCTGTCAAGCCATAATCTAATGAATCTGGAACTTGTAATTGATTCAGTATCTTGAACTCGTTGATGTGATTTGGTGGAGCAGAATACTGCGTTATTTTCATCAAGAATGTTATTATATCAGAATTGAAAAATTTAACCAGTTTA